CTAAAACTCAAATTTTTCTTTAATAAATTTTTCTATCTGTTCAGAAATTTCTTTTTCCGAAGATTTATAAAATTCAAAAACATCTTTATGTATAAACTTTATTTCAAAAGGTTTTACATTTATTAGTTCTGCTAAAAAATAAGGTTTTTTATCCTGTAATATATATATGGTTCCGGTTTCGTCTTTCAAAATTTTCATAAATACAATATTACAAAAAAAGGTCCCGATTTCTCAGGACCAACCAAATCACATTCCCAGACAAATAACCTTTGGGAGTTTGTAATACTATTCAAATGTAAATAGAAACATTTTTGAAGTTTTACGGGAAACCGTAATTAAATTTAATTTACATTTAAATTGAACTTAACAGATTCTCCGGATAGCAAATTATAAGTGCCTTCTTTATTATTGTCATATATATGTACATTTCCCAAAAATAAAGTAATGCTCTTTAGAGAAACATCTATTTGCCTACTTATAAGGTATAAATGATAAATATCTGCAGGAAGTCCAAGGTTTGCATCTGAGCTTCTTTGATAAGCTGATAAAACCAGTTTATCATTGTTAATCTGAAATTGTATTAGTGATAAACATGGCTGTTGATTACTTTCTGTATCATTCCGGCCTAAGAACAAAACATAATTTTTACTATTACGTTTTTCTTTATTAATCTTTCTAATCAGATCAGGAAGCTGTTCTAAATATGTTGGATAAGAATTAACAAGTATTGGTCCGCAATAGTCCCACCACATTATACCGGCTTCTCTGTATTTTTCCGTGAGTCGTTCCCCAGACTGAAATAAATCCATTTCTGTTTTGAGTTTATTCCTGGCTATTCCATGACCTTCAAAAATCTCTAAAAGATCTCCGGGTTTAAGTTCAATAGTTTGATTAATTAGATATGTAATTCCACCTTTTTTATTTTCTTGATGGTGTCCTTTCTCTAATATCTTGTTTAATATATTATGATACTTGTTTGTTTTCAATGGTATTAGTTTTATTTGATTGTTTGTTTTTGTAATTTTGCAATTCTCACCCCGATAAACGAAAAAAGCCCACAAGCTCCAGAAGACATTTTGTCCTCCGTAGCCTGTGGGTTCGTTTTTAAAGGGGTGAGAGCTTTTAAAAAGCGGAGGACGTTTTATCCTATCTACTTTTTATATAAATTTTGCTATTTTTCTTGCAACATCTTTTAATACAGATGCATAATTTGGAGCTGTAGCATAACCTGCAACTGCAATAGCATCTATAAATTTGTAAGGATCTGATTTTACTAAAAGTGCTTTTGCATATCTGGGATTCTTTAAAAAGAAATTCGCGTGATCAGTAAAGCTTTCTTCAGGACTATCATACTTACGAAACCAATCTTTTACTCTATAAGTATATTTTCCGTCAGTTCTTTTTGTCACTGAGATAATTACAGGAAACTTAGCATTTGGATTACTTAATATTTCAGTAGTTGTAATTAACTGCTTTTTATCTTCAGGAGTTGAAGCAGATGCCTTAACGCCAAAAAACATATTCCCAGGAACTTTACTTCCCCATCCACTTTCTAAAGCTGCCTGAGCAAGAATTGCTACAGCTGATATTCCAGTTTTTTTCTCTGTTTGTTTTGCAAACGGCAGATATGTATCTGTAAATTGTTTAGGTGTCATTTTTTAAGTTTTATTCGGTTATTTATAAATAGTTTTATTAGTGGAATTGTAGCCATGCCAGCGATATAGAGCAAAATATATAGCCACCACATCGGGCGACTGGATTTAACTTTAATGTCTTTACTTTTATTCAGGCGACTATTTTCAGCAGTAAGCTTTTGATTAATTTCTTTTTGAGACTTAATTTGCGTGACCAGGCTCTCATTTGAAAATGAAAGTTGCTTATTTTCTGTTGTAAGTTTTGTTATTTCCTCTTTAGATGACTGAGCATTATTCTTAAGGTTATCCAGTTCATAATTTAATTTATAGATTTCCTTACTCATGTTTTCTGAAGTCTCTGTTTTAGATTTTGGATTACCATTTTCATAGTATTCTTCAGTCTTAGTAGATTTCTGATAATTCTCATTCTGTTTTTCAGAAGAATTTTTTTCTGAAGTACGATCTGTGACAATATTCCCTTTTTCAGATGTTAACTTTTCAACACTTCCGGAGGATTCCCCCACGGAAGTGTTTTGTTTTTCAGATTTAGTATTCTCCTGGCTAGCTGTTTTCTCGGATCCAGAACTTTCAATCTTGGTTTTTGATTGTTCTTTGGAAATTTTAACTTCTCTTTGGCGAGTTCCGCACCCAATTAGAAAAACACTAATTATGATTGTTAGGATTGCTTTCATTATTTTTTCCTTTAAAGCGTTCATAAAATAGAAAGAGAACTCCTATACTCATAAGAACATTACCAGAGGTCCACAGATACCTAGAAATTGTATCATAATAATCGTATTCACCCCAAAGATCTTTCATGATTGCTATCCAGTAACAGCCTAGACCAATCAAAATAAAAGGAAATGTTTTTCGGTGAATGAAGAAAGAGCCAATAAAGGCAGCAGAGATGAAGAAAGCGGAAATATATAGTTTCTGAATATGCTCTGCGAAATACACACCTGCCAGCGCTAATATTACAATTAGCAGCTTTGCATAAAAATTACTGAGTGTTGTTTTCATTGTTATTGTTTTTATTGTTAAAGAATCGGTCAAAGTATTTCTTTTTATTTTTATCCAGGTATACGATTAAGTCGTGAGAAAAAAAGGAGATAAGAGTAAGGGCCGGAAGCCGGTAATCTTTATACCCAGAATTAAACAGGAATGTTTCACCTACAAATACAGCAAATACTGCCATAGCTAATGCAGATAATACCATTCCCGTTTTAATTTTTTTTTCTTGGGAAACTAAGTACCCAATACGACCCAATACGCCTACTATGATTGTTAACAGAATAGCAGTTATTCTGCTAGTGTCATAAAGAAGCTCGTTTTGTGTCATGGTTATTGTTTTTTTGATTTTTTTGTGATTTGGTTTTACTGCGCAGGAGTGGCAAGCTCTGCAACGATAGCTTTGCACTCGGTAAGAATGCTTTCTTTTAAAGCTTCGTCGCCTGGTTTCGTTCCTACAGTTTTACTGTCAAAAGTGTCATTCTCCGGATAATAACTTCCAGTAATTGCACTGTTACCGTTAAATTCCTGATCTCCCGCTTTGCCTCGCTGTACTGTGAATCCAATTACAAACGGAGCCTTTTGAGGATTTACAGCATAGCTGTAATTAAATGTTACGGTATTACTGGAAATAACAGCTCTTGACTGGATTTGTCGGTTGTCTGAAATAATTGTTCTAACTGTGTTTTCTGTGTTTGTGGTTGTTCCCATGATTTTTTTATTTTGTTTGTTTTTTTATTTATTTAAACTTGTCCGTTAATTGTATAATCTTTGGTTTCTACTACTTTACCAGCAGAAAGCCGGAATAATTGAAAAGTATATGCATACGCTCCTGTTTGATATGGATCATCATATTTTTTCCATACACTCATGAAAACGGTATTGTAATACCATCCATCTGCCAGTTTAGGTGTTGAACTATTAGGCTTCTGAGGCTTTTGTAACGTTCCTTCAAAGTAGATGCCTTCGTATATTACATAAGTATTCGAATCATAAGACCTCCCTGCGCTATATGTAGAGTAGTTTATATGGCTTGCTTCCGTTTTTGGAACAAATACATTCCAATGTTGAGCATCTTCAATACCTCCCGGATTATTAACCATTATTTGACGGGTATTTGTATTGGCAAAATTGGTTACACGGGTAGCATCATAAGGGTCGTAATTAGCAGAATCAAACTTGGCAAGTTTTAAGTTGGTCCATGAATCAGGAATATAATTTGAAAATATAATCCCCTGCGACCCCATTTCCATAATAAGGTTTCCAATATCATCATATACATTAAATACTAACTTTCCGTTAACTACTCCTAGCTCAAAACCTTTATTTCCATTAGGGTGATGCATTTTAATAAGTCCATCATCTTGCAAAGTAAATGGAGCAGTATTCTTATTAGCATAAGGAGCACCAGCATACAATCGCACAGATTGTCGGCCTCTGTCTGTAACTCCAGTAATCCCAGCATTTGCACCAACAACATCACCAACTTCTAGTGTTCCGGTTGTAACAACATTATTGTTAATAGTTGTACTTAAAAAAGATACTTTTTGACTTGTTATATTAGAAGTAGCAAGGGCATTGTCTGCCTGTGCTTTTGCAAGTGCCGTCTGTTGCTCGTTTTGCTTGATTTTGTCTTCCAAATACTTATCAACATCGGTAAGGTCAAATACAGAAGAATAACATATATACCATTCCATTACGTTGGAAACTAATGAAGTGTCTAATGCAAAAAAAGCCGTTGAATTAAAAATACCACTCGATCCACAACGTATAACAATTATGTACTCTTCCCATTTTCCAGTACCTTGTTGTGAAGTTGTCCATGTTACTTTTGAGTCATTACCTATATCATTTGTGTGAAAGTTTACAGCATAATTAACAGGTATTTTAGCTATGAATCGCACAACATATATAGCATTAGCTCTTGTTGGTGTGGCAAAGTAAAAACCACCAATGCCAGGTGAAACATTAGTATCCCCATTATATTGTATTACTGCAATATTCGGAGATTTTGTTGGTGCACCATATCCGGAAGAACTATACAAAAATAGCCTTACCGATGCACTTGCAGCATTATTATATACTGACATACCATTAAGTCCTTCTCTAAAATCAACATCCCTGTATAAACATTTTCCAGAAGCATAAGACGCAGCCAAAGCTTTGTTTCGGGCATCTTTTGCCATTTCTACTTTGGCAGCTTCTGTTGTGGAGTTTGTGTAATTTTTTGAAGCAGTACTTATATTACGTAATAGGTCAACTTTTGCCCCATAGTAATTTTTAAAATATAACCTGAAGGTGGCTCCGTCAATATCACTAGTTGAATTCAGATCTACAAGCAAACCATTATTAGTTAAATAATTGGACAGATTAGTATAATGACCATCATAATTGTCAGAACTCACACCGTAAGCAGCTGCTTGATCTTTCACAATAGGAACTTCATTGACAATCACAGTCCACTCTTTTAAAGTGTCTTGTTTCTCTGATGGTGTAAGTTTATTATCAGAAGCTATATCTGATAATTTTTGATTAGCTGTATTTGCAGAGCTTTGCGCTTCAGTTATTTTCTTCTCCAAGTCTTCCGGCGCAGCCATCCATGATTGAAGCCCCATTTTATTACCTTCAACCAGTACAGCCCAATTAACAGCTGACCATCTGTCAAGGTCTGTAGAAGGAACTTTGTAGAAATCAATTATATTTAAATCTCTTCCAGTATTCTCAACAATAAATGTAAGCGTCTTTATGCCTCCATCTGTTTCATTAACTCCGAGATGCTGAAACCCGTTAACCCATGCACCTACAGAAGCTCTTCCGCCATTGCCTGACTTGAACATTAATGTATAGGTTTTACCAACCTCTAAAAGCTTAGAGGTCATGTAGCCACCGATACGATAAACATTGGGCGGTTGGCTTAACTGGATATTAGATTCTAAAAGTAGATTTCGGCTACCAACCTGTAAATTATCCACATAGCCTTTTGATGCATCAGAAATTCTCTTTAAAAGGTCTGTACGCTCTGTATAGTAAGAAACAAACTTCTGTCTAAATTCAGCCCCGTTAATCGAATTATCTTTTGTGAGATTAGCATATTCAATACTTATCAGATAATTAGATAACTGTTGATAGAAATATGAGAAATTATCATAATTAACACCGAAGGTTGTTGCCTGTGCCCGTATATGTGGAAATTCTGCATCTATAATCTGCCACTCCTTTATAACGTCAGGTTTTTCCGAAGCTGTTAACACATTATCATTAGCTATATCCGCAAGCTTTTGGTTTGCAGCATTAGCAGAATTTTGAGCATTGGTAAGTTGCTCCTGCACATCTTCTGGTGCAGGTGTCCAGTCGGTTGCCTTATTTCCTTTTTCTACTTTTATATTTTTGATCAAGTAATAAGCCCACTGAAGCTGGGAGAAGTCTACAAAATTGAAAACATCAGCACTATAATTGGTTACGTTTACAGTTAAACTATACTTTTTCCAAGAGTTATCATTAGTTGAGTTAAAATATTGTAAGCCAAGGTCGCATATATCAACAGCAAGCCCAACAACTACAGATTGAGTGCCTCTCATTTCAAATGATACTGTCCATTCTCCATTTCCGGAGATAACACCCCATAGTCTTACATTATTTGTATCGGGGTTATTTCTACCCACGGCATAAAATCCATTTGGAGTGTTAGGATGCTCCCGCTGAAAATCTACATTTAAAGGATCAATAGGAGTATTTTTTTTATAGGTATTTCGCCCTCCAATTTTTATATTATCAACAAGGCCAGTTGCATAAGCTTTCGCAGCATCAGATACAGATTTTAACAAGTCCTGACGTACATCATAATAATTTTGAAAATTATTTTTAAACTCACGGCTATCTACATTTGTACTAACACTCATGTCAAGAAAAACACCTGTATTAGTCAGATAATTAGCTAAAGCAACATAATAGTTGTTGTAATTATCAGTATTGATGTTATATGTACCTGCCTGAGCAATAAGCTTAGGTCGTTCAGCTTCAATCTGTTTCCATTCCTTTAAAGTATCTGGCTTTTCCTGCGGTGTAACAATGTTATCATTGGCAATGTCTGCTAATTTATTATTTGCATCAATAGCGTTTTGCGCAGCAGTATTAGCTGTATTTTGAGCATTTGCAGCATTCTGTTTCGCAACTGTTATTTCATTTTGTACATCATTAGCAGAAGGAGACCAGTCATTACCAAGCCTATTCCCTTTAACTAGTATCGTTTTCTTGTAGTCAAGAGCGATATTAGGCATAAACATTTGCAATATCAATGCTGACTCATTTCCATTACCAGTAATTACATCCGTCTTAATGAACGTCCATGTATTTGGCTGTACTGTCGTGGTTTTGTCATTCAATGTATTAGTATTATGACTATATACTTGAATATCCTGTGCTGTAGATGCTGAATGACGTACATATATTCCACGGATATATTGCTGATTAGATTCAAGAGTGCAATAAGCTCCGTACAAGGAAATTCGTTTCCCAGCATCTGGAGTTGCGCGTAAAAATTTTTCAGATTCAGTATCAATGAAAACTGAATTACCAGTTCCAACATCATTAGGAGCCATTGGTAGCGCAGCAGAATTATCAATTAAATTTACAGAACCAATCTGTACAGCATCTATCTTTTCCTGTACCTGATTAAGTGCAGGGCTATCGCTGGTGAAAGTTACTTTACCGATTATTTCGCCTTTATCCAGATCAATAATTAACCTCCTATTAACAGAAGCGATTTCCCCAGCTGTTATTTGTCGGCCATTAACCTGAGAAACACCGTAATTAGCATCAAATATCCTAAATCCATTTGACGGCGAATAAAGGTTTCCAATTAGAAAGTGGTAATAGTTCGGCTGTGAATCAAAAACGATTCTATCTGGAGTAACTATAAATGTCCCATAATCCCCATTGATGTCGCACTTTGCATAAACATAATAACCTTGATTAAGTAGATTGTTTACGTTTAAAGCTGCAAGATTCCATACACGCTCTGTACCGGTGCTTGTTTTGATACCAAAATGCACAAGCCGGCCAGCTGTAATCCGGAACGAATTCGGGTCGCTTCCTAAGTTTGTAGTGAATACTACTTCTTCCAGTTGGAACCAACGAGACTTTGATCCAGAAGAAAGCATGCCAACGTCAATAGTATCGGCTTTTATATGACTTCCGTCCATTTTACCGTCTGCGTCAAAGTACATTGAAAAACGATCTTCTACACGTCTATAACCATCCAGATAACTTTGACGGTTGATCACTTTCTGTGAGGCAATTTCTTTCTGCAGATCTTTAATGTTGTTAACTATCTCCTTTACTAACGAAATTTCGTAGCTGTCTGCAACATCAAACGATGTATATGTATCTGTTAACAGATCTTTCTTTAAAGAAATAATCCGGGAAGCTTTGTCAATTCCAAAATCAGCGTCTTTTATAGGTAGAAGGTCTCCAATTCCAATTTCTCCTTTATCCTGGAGAAAAAGAGGATCTACATTCAAAGTGTATTTTACATTGTTCTGACTTACCTTCTGATATTCTTTTACAGTTTCATCATAAAGCTTCTGCTCAGCATTAATAATATACTGATCAGGCATCATAATGTCAATTAATGTGAATTCATCACCAGCAGCGAACTTGAATACAGTTGTACTATCTGGAAACTTTTGTCCACGTTCATCTGCAAATTGTTTTATTTTAAATGTCTTTGTTGAATGATCATAATCATTAATTTCAAAGTCATACCCTGCAAGATTTCCTTTTGTTACAGATATTTTTGCCGGAGTACCCGCAATTAAATATTTAGTAGTTTTTCCATCAGATTCTTTTTCCTTCAAATCAAAATCCATATTTGAAACGGAAATTTCTTGCAAACCATTAGCCAATGAACCTACAGCAGAAACAACACCTTTAAACTCTGGCTTAATATCAGGATCAAACACTCCAACTACTTTACCAAATAATTCTTGTGCCGCTTGATTCGTAATATAATCTCCAATAGCTATTGGCATTCTTAATCTTGGTGAATACCCTCTATATTTCACAGGGATATTCTCAGAGCTACCATATCCATACAAAATAGTAACAACTTCTGAATCATTGGCTCTTGTACGAGTTAAATCATAAAGTCCATTACCCATGCCATATTCAACCGTAAACGGCAATAGTTTACCTATTTTTTCACTAATATGTAAAACAAATTTTCCTCCAGTTTCTTCAACTTCAAATTCAACATTAAATTCTTGACAAACTCTTTGCAAGGCAGCAAGGCAATTTTCTTTCTGAAATGAAATAGTTTTTGTTGTAGTATTAGCAGGGAAATCACCTAAAATCCAATTATTTTCAAACTCATTTGCATTGTTAATAATTAGATACAGGAACGCGTTTAATTCAGCTGTCATTGGAAACTCAAAACCAGTTTTTCCACCTTGAGAGTCTCTATTAAATAAAATGTTTCTTCTAAGTACTGAAGACGCTCCGAAAAATCTAATATCATGTGTGAAACTGTCTTCTGCATTCTTTTTCACTTGTGGTAATAGGTTCACAAAATAACTTCTACCTTCAACAATCAACCTATCTTCTAGGTTTAAATCAAGTTTTTCAGAACTTTCAACAGTTATATCGATATAATCATCAGATAAAATACTACGGGACAATTCAGCTTTTGTAACAGTGCAAAACGGTGTAGTATTAAAAAGCTCTATTATAGCATTCTTTTTATTTATAACAAGTTCTCCCATAGTACAGCTGCATTTGTATTTAAATTGGTTATTTCGTCTATATTTCCAGCAATGGATATATAGTGTTGATCCTCTGGAGCAGGAACCCATGATTGAAATGGCATTTTATCACCTTCTACAAGAACAGCCCAGTGAATAGATCCCCATTTATCGGTAGTCGGTGCAGAGTAAAAATCAATAATATTTGCTGAAATAGGTATATCAATCTGAGTAAATGTAAACGTCTTAATGCCTCCGTCTGTTTCATTAACTCCGATAGGTTGTCTACCATTAACCCAAGCCTGAACCTCTCCAAAACCTCCATTGCCAGACTTGTACATTAGGGTATAAGTTTTACCCACTTCCAATAATTTTGAAGTAAGATAACCACCTATTCGGTATGTACCAGGAGGAACTGAAATCTGAACATTCGACTCTAATAGTAAATTTTTTATTCCACCAGAAACTACTCTTTTTGGTAAAGTCTTATTAATAATAATATTTCCTTTAGCTTGTTGTGCCTTCCCATCAATATTAATAGTGACCATTTTAGGTGACAAAAATGATAATTGAAGATTTGCATTTTCAGTGTATAAAATTTTCTTTATCGGATTTTCTTCAACTAATTTCAATGTGAATGTACCAACGTTCTTACCATCTTTTGTTTTGCCTTCTAAGAGAGGAAAACCATCTTTTAATTTAACATCACAAACAATAGTTTTTTTACCATAAGCATCACAAACTAATCTCTGAGTACCAGCTTTAGTGAAATCAATCATTACTGCATTGAAATTCTCTCTCATTTGTTCCCAGTTATTACCTTCAACCCAACCGGAAAGGGTTATTTCTCTAGGTTCAAAAACTGGCTTTTCAGAAGGATCTGTTTTTATACCGTTCAGGTTCTTCCAGGCATAACCTTTAGTTTCTCTGAGTTTTAATTCAGAAAACAAAGTTCTGAAACCTCCTGAAATGAAGATTTTATTTTTTCTAAACTGCTTGCCATTTAGGCTGTAATCTATTATCCCCATGTCTTCTTTTCTTCAGTAGCTCTTCCGGTAAGTTTATAATGGGTATTAGGTCCGTAGTTGTATATGAAAATCTGAGCATTGTCTTCAGCTATAGCATCAACTTTCGCATTATCAATTAGATTCACATACACAATTGAGTTGCCTACGGCTTTTATTTGAATTTCGGAATCATGACGAACAATAACTTTTGTTACATCATGCCCGAAGGAAAGAATTTTCCCTTTTGATTTTCCTAACAAAGCTATTTCACCAACATTTACAAAGTCAATATTCTCTTCTATATCTACAAATATCCCATGGTTTATAGCTTTAGCTCTGTATTTTCTAGCAATGTCTAAACCCGGAAAATCATGTTCTCCAGACCAGTCATCATGATCAAAAAACATTCTAACAAAAGGTTTGATTGTTTTAGATTTATTCATTTCATCTAAAAACTCCTGGCATATACCTTTTTTTCGTGCGGATTCAATAATATCTTTCATGGTTATTGTGTTTTAAAGTCCAGACATAAACAAGTCAGAACCTTTGGTTATTTTTCTATTTAAATCGGCTATATCATCAGCTATTCTATGAAGTTTCCTTGTATTGAATTCAATAGCAATAAGCTGTGCAAGTATGTCTTTAAAAGTTGGTTGATTTTGAAGCATTATGTCAAGTTGTTTTCCCTGAATATTCCTCATTGCATTAAACTGGGCAACTAATTCACCGGCTTCTTGAGAAGAAATAGTTTTTACAGCTCCTTCAAGCCCTTTTGGATCTTGTATAGTGATACTGTCAAACATATCACTAAATAGTCCAGTAATATCTTGCCCATATTTTGCAACATCAGCGAATCTTTTTTTGAATTCATCATATTGTTCTTTGGACATCGGTTTGAAAGAGCCTTTTCCTTCTTTATCGAATCCAACAGCTTTTAACATATCGTCCAGAATTGGCTGCATCTTTTCTTCAAGCCTCATGCTTAAAGCATTCTTTACAATATTTTTAAATATAGTGTTGGTATAATCTTCAAGGGATTTTGCAGCATCCTCTGCACGGCCGAAATTATCAACCAGAATATCACCTAATTGTTTTGCTGCATCTTTTGCAGTAGTTTGAAGGACTCTCTCAGTAATACTGTTCTGAATATCTTCAATTTGGCGGTTTATATCCTGAATTTGGCGGTTATAGTCATCAATCTTTCCTTGATCTTTCTTCTTTTTATCTGCTTCTTTTGCAGACATTTGTTGAATAAGTTGCTGTTGTCTACGAAGATTAGTGATCTCTTCTTGCTGTTTTTTGTAAACATCTTCTCCAAGAGCTTTTTTTATCTGTTGCTCTAGGTCCGCATAAGCGTTTTTCAGATTATTTACCTCACTGGCCCAAGCTTTAATTTGACGTTCTTTTTTCTTGTCATTATTGAACCATCCGGATATTGATTTTATAAGCCCCCCAATCATTTTGATACTTCCTGTAACCATTCCAACAGGACCACCAGTAGCAAACTGCTGCATACCTTGGCCAATCTGGTCGAATCCTTCCATCATGCTTTGCATTTTGTCAAGAATATCTCCAAATTCATTATCTAAACTAAAACCAAGATCTTCTGCAGCTCCTTTAATGTCATTAATAGTTGACTTAAACAGATTAGAAAAGCCACTCAATGCTGCACCAGCTTCTCCGAGTTTCCATAATTTATCTTCTGTTGAAACACTTTCATCACCAAGAGCTTTTATAGCATCTTTAAAAATTTCAAATGGATTTTTATTTCCTGTTATATAATCAAATTCCTGAATTTTTCTTTTTAGGGCTTCAATGGCTTCAGGAGTTCCTTTACCGGATTTTCTAAGTAATTCTAGTTCTTGTTGTAATTTATTTCTAACATTTTTCAGATCTTTAATAGAAAGAGACCCTATATTGGCAAATGCTTTTTGATAATTTGGATTATTAGATAGCTTATCCATAAATCCCTTTGAGTATTCTTCTGCTTCAGCTTGCCCAGCATTATTCAATTGTCTAAGCTTTTCAGCATTATCTATTTCTCCATTGTTAAATCTGCTTTCGATTGTACTTCTGATCCTAGCCCATCTTTCAGCAATTTGAGTTTTTTGAACCTCAAAATTTTGATAATCCAGCTTAAATTGAGCATACATCTCGTTATAAGCTGTGGTCAAATTCTTTTTTTCATCGTTTAAACGTGAGAGTGCAGAAGAGTACTTTCCATTACTGTAACCTTCTGAGTTATTGTTTTCATTAACAATTTTTTGCAGGTACTGTATTTTCTCAGCTGTGGTGGTGAATGTTGATAAGGTTTGCTCTAGTTCATTATTAAACTTTTCAACTGGCTGGATTTTGCCGGTCATTGTGTCCATAGCTTGGGTTACAGTTTGAAGAGCTTCTTTCTGTTCCGGAGAAAGTTTTTCGACAGGAATTTTCAGTAAATCATCTTGAGTTTTTTTCAGATAATCATAATAGTTTTTATCCTGATCAAGAAGCCCCTTATAAAGCTCTTTAGCTTTATCAATACCTATTTTATTTACAGCATCATAATACTGCTCCCAAAGCTTAGTATTTAAAGAAATTCTGTCATTAATACTTTTATACTCAATTTCTCTTTCTTTTGCATTCTTTTTTTCAATAAGTTCATCACGGCGTTTAACAGCTTCATCTTCGGAAACAACTTCTCCAGAGTAATATGGATTTCCTTTTTTATCTTTCGATTGCCCGAATTGATCAAGCTTTTGGAGCTTTACCTTACCATTTTGAACCTTTTTTATAGCTTCATCATATAAATTGATTCGTCTTTCCAGGTCCATGATGGAATCCTTGGGAAAAATTTCTGCAATTTGCCTGTTGTTCTCCCTTGGTTTTTTTTGTTTTGGTGTATTAATACTATCAATTTCTTTCTGAAGAGCTTCTTGTTTTTTTCGATATTTGGCAGCTATTTGTTTAGTTGGAGCTTCATCTATAGCAATTTGAAGTTCATCAATTTGTTTTTGAATAACTTGCTTCCATCCGGTTTTCTCTGTAGTCTTCTTTAGCTTAGCTTTTGAAAGTTTTGCATCTGCTTCCTGCTCATGTTTAATACTCTTATTAATTAAATCGTTTTGACTTTTAAAAAGAGCATTCATATCATCAACCGTTTTGTCTCCGGCACCTATAGGAGAAAGAACTTTCTTCTCCAACCATCTACCTACACCACCAAAAGCAGCTTCATTATATCTTTTATTATTGGCTGCAACTTTATCTTCATTTTCAACAAATTCTTTCCACTTTTCTTGAGCAAGTTCCATTTCAGCTGCTGCACGAGCACGTAGTTGCATTGATTCAACAAATGCAGCTGTATTTTCTACAAATAAATTTTCGGCATCACTAACGCTTCTTACTTTTATTCCAAGGTCCTCAAATGCATCCCTGTTATCAATAATGAATTGTTCTTTTGCTTTAAGATCTCCGGCTAACTGGTTCCACTGAGCTTGAAGCCTTTTATATGCCATTAATGGCTTTGCAATAGAACTAGCTATTGATTCCATTAATTTCTTGTTATCAACTGCCGCTTGATTAGTTTTTTGTGAGAAAATAACCAATGCTCCTACTACTGTTAATAAAGCAGTTGCTAAAAGAACATAAGGATTTGCTCTGGCAACCATATTGAATACCCTTTGTGCAACTGTTGCGGCTATAGTATTTCTGTTAGAAAGTGCAATTGCTGCTGCTCGTGCCCTTATTTGAAGAGCATAAATAGATTCCATTAGGGCACTTTCTTTCAACAAGGAGTTTTGGATCTGTTGAATACCAATAGTAACGGCCATAGTTCCTTGAACCTTTACCATTAATTCTTGAAGCTCCTTACTTTCATCATTGAAAAGTGAAGTAATTCCTGTAACTGTTGATAGTGCTCCGGACGCAAGGCCCAGCGTATTTATCATAACGTTTAAGCCGGCAGAATTGCCCATGGCTTCTACATCTTTTTTCACTTCCTTTAGCGCCTCTGAATATTCACTTGCTTTTTTTGCTAATTCAATATATTCAGCAGTATTATCCTGTCCAGTAGCTTTCATGGCTTGCATTTGCTCAACAGTTTCTTTCAAATACTTATTGAGATTAACTCCTTCTCCTTCCAAGGAATCTAATGCATCTCTAAAACCTTGTATTTTTTTGGAAATTTCTTCTATTTCAACATCTTTTTTAGAAGCATCTCCAAGTAATTCTAATTTAACAGAAGCTTTAACATCTTTCCAGCTGTTTACTTCATCTTTTACTTTCTGGTTTTGTGAACGAAACTCTTCAAGTTTCTCGGACATCCCGTTTGCATATTCTCTGGCTCCTGCCATGACATCTTTGAAATCTGATCCAAGATCTTTTGCAGAAAGTCCAGCTTTTTTTAAATTATCAACAATGTCACCATCAAATAAAGCTTTAAGTTCTTCACCAGCTTTTGCCATTATATCAGAAAACCCCTGAATATTACCTTCTCCATCTTTCAAAGCATTTTTCAGCCCAGAAATATCAAGGGATGCAGTATACTTAATTTCTCCGCCGTTGATGTCTGCCATGGTTACTTTTGTTTTTTTGTTGCAGCATTAAGCGATGCTACGACGCTATCTATATATTCTGGATCATCCTCTGTAACTTCTTCTTCTAAGTTTTCATAAGGGTCTTCTTTCTGATCATCATCGTCAAAGCCAGGAAGATCTTTTATGATTTTTAATATTGTATTGTATGGAACTTTGTAGTGTAATTCCTCCCAAGAAAAATGAAGTTGTTGACACACATATCCACGGAATCCATAAGGAGTATTTAATCCGGTTGTTTTTCCTCTATCAGACCCGCTTTTTTTACCGCGCCGGTTATCAACCTGATAGAGTTTGTAAAATCCCCTAAATTGCTTGTTATGTCAATTAATTGAAGAATTCCAAACAAATCTGATGGACGAATTTTTTGAGATATATGTGTTTGAATATTTTTCAAGCTTTTATCGTCTCGAATATATTTTTCTCTTTGCCCAGAAACAACCTTGTATTCATAGTCAGTACCCATTATTGCAAGTGCTATAATTTTTGACATCACTTGAATATCTTTCCTAGAAATACTATTGTCAAAAGCTATACTTTCTTTTCCATCATAATCTTTAAGATTAAAATTTTGAGCTTCTAAACTGATAAGATCAATTATGTTAAGAGTAAGTTCTTTTATGTGATATGTAATTTCACGTTCCCTTTTCTCAGGCTTTGATAATAAGTTCCAGAACCCCTTTTTTCGCTCAAAGTATGTTTCAATAATAGTAATTGGAAATCCATCATTTATGAGTTTCGTCAATTCTCTCTTAGACATTGCACTTTGTGAATTGTCTTCCGGATGAACAGTGTTATCAATTAATTCTTCTGACATGGTTAGTTTTTTAGTAAAAAGCCAACCAATAAATGATTGGCTTTTTTTTCAATTGTGTTCTTGGGATATTACGGAGTAGTAACGTTTTCTACTGTTTCAAAAGGTTCTCTAGTTTCATCATCTGGCAATAGTGCCGTAACAATAAACTTCACTAGTAGTATTCCTTTTGCTGAAAGATCAAAATCTACTGTAGCTGTAAGTTTTGCTTTTGCTGCAACAATTTTTTTGAATCCTTTTTTAGGAATAATTTCCAATTCTCCTGGATCAATAACAGTAGTTGTACGGCCGAATCCCCAAGTTTTAGTTGCGCTGTCATATTTCCCTCCAAGATATGTGTGAAGGAACTGAGAGTCTGGGTTCATTATCGAGAACTCGACTTTTGGAGCTTTAACTTCATCTTCAGATATTGCTGGAAAAGGCTGTCCTTCCTCAAAATGCTCTGTAGTGTCTGGCGCATCCTGTGTGATCTTTGCAGAATCTTTGTAAACCATACCGATTTTAGTGCCTTTGAAATTAATCTGCACCAAACCGGTAGTAAATAATTGTTTTGTTATAGTTGCCATGGTTATTAGCTTTTTGTTTTTTTAGTTTTAAGAAATTATATATCGTACCCTGATATTTTGGTAATGCTCTGGACGTGTATTTCCTTCGTTCTGGTAATCTTTACTCTCAAGAACATCATATCCTATATTTTCAAATTCTGGATCGGTTAACACTACTCTTAAGGCTTCTTCTACCAAGTCTGACAATTGAGAAAGCCTAGAATAATTAGGCACATTGTTTTCCTTTCCATAGATTGTTTGCTTTTGATCGGCAACATAAACATTGATATTTGCAATTGCTATGTATGGACTTCTCTCTGTAAGAGCCAATACATTAACACATATATCATCTTTAAGAGAATCAGTAGGGCGAAACCCTCCTTTATAAATGCCACCTCCCAGAGCTGATTTTAATTCAGTACTTTTTTCAAGTATTTTATATTGTATAGCATTTAATTGTTGTGAATTCATATCCAGATTCTTGTGTTATGTTGTCCAGCTTCAAAGCCTACTATTGGCATGTGTACACGTACTTTTCCAGTTTTAATACCTTCTTGAATAAATTGTTCATTTATTATTGAAGGATCTTTTATTTCCTCTTGATATACCAGAACTTGTGTACCTTCTGGTAGAATCGTTTTGTTCTTTGGAGCATATATGGTATATGAGTATTCATAAGTTTTTCCATCTACCAAGGATCTGAAATTTCCTTTTCGCCCGTTTTTACTAATCGAGTTCCTACACTTACTGAAAAAAAACCATTGGAGCGGTTGGGCTTCTATAAAATTCCCTTCGCCATCTTGAGAAGCTTCCGCTCCTGGCTTTTGATAGTAAAGAAAGTATGGGTGTAGTATCATGATTATGCGTAATAACTAGCGTCATTGACTTCTTTATCCGGAGCATTTATTTCAGCCAGCAAATCAGGCTTGTCAAGCTTTTTAGCCAATAAAGAATACCATAACTTTAAGCCGGTCATATTCCATTTTATTGACAAGTCACCTTCGGCAACCTCTTGGATGGGAATAAGTTGTTGAAACTCGTTATATGCAGCTTCTTCAACTGCCTTAACATCAGCTTCCGAATCTCCATTAAGACCTTGACTAACTATAATCATATCAATATCCATTTCGGAAACTCCGAATTTGGAAATGAGACCGGTTAGGTATTCTTTATTTGTCATACTGTATTACTTGGTGAAAGTTGTGTTTTCGGTATCAACTAGAATTGATCTATTTGCTCCATTCCAAGCTGGGAATATGTTTGCAATTCCTTGCGTTACTTCTGCAACAGGCTCTTCAGTAGAGAACTTCTTGATCATGATTGGGCCGTTCATAACTTTAAGCGCTGCTGAACCAACAAGCCCCATGTCAATCGGTCTTTTCCAATAGGTGTTACCCAATACAGTACTTTCAGAAAGTAGTACTACATCATCTGCAAATGGATTTCCGGTTTTACGCTCACCATTGATCTCAATAGTTATATCCTGATCAATAACAGCAATTTGAATTCCTTCCAAAAATGGAGTTCTTGCCAGAGCTGCGTTCACCATTGCCAAGTCAGGAGTTTGTGAAATGCTCAAAGCATTCTGCGCAAAAGAAGCACTCTTCTTTATAACTTCTTCATTCTCTACGAAGGTGGAGAAGGTATTTTGATTCATGAATGCGATCTTAGGATTGATGGAAGTTCCTTTCAGTCCTTTTCTAATCTTCACAAGGTCAGATATAGGTTTGGCGTCAGTTGCGGACCATTTTTTTGCAACACCCATCTTTTGTTTTGTTGGAATTTGATAGTCTACATCAAACTCGGTAACAACACCTTGATTGTCCTCTTGAGAAACGCTAATTTTGCCCGTTGAAATCTGGCTAAGCGCCATCCATTCAACTCTTGACGCAACCCCCGTCCAGCAGAAGCTCATATCATTCGCCCAGAATTCAACAATAGTCTTTAGATTAGGATCTCCTCCTGACATTGCAAGAGCAATATCGTAGTCCGTAAGCTCGTTTTCGTCCATTTCTCTGGCGATTGCAACCTTTGGAATAGTACCTCCAATCTTGCTGATTGCTTCACGAACTTTTCTTGGAATAGTAGAGCCTCTGGAAACAATATCAGCGGCAATTTTAAGCCCCACAGTTGCTTCCAATGCTTTCCATGAAAGTGTCATGTTTTCCTTCAAAGGGAAAAGCGTTGGGAAATAAAAAGGCTTCAACGCATAAGAGTTAATAACTCCTTGCATATCCTTTTCTTTAAGTCCCTGCATTAATGTTTGATTTATCATCGTTTGAGTTTTTGATTAAAATGGTTATTAGTTTTTAATTTTATTATAGCTTACTATGTCAATTAACTTTTAACATAGTAAACTCCATCGGGCTTGCTTCCCGGTTCTGGCTGAATTGCGGAATTTACTACTGCAATTACCCATGCGGATGCAAACAGAGTTTCACCTTTTTTGATATTCAAAGATTCACCAGTGATTGCAACAGGCTTTCCAAGTCCTCCTTCTGTAAGAACTGCTCCAACTGCCTTAGCAGCAAGTGTTGCATCTACTGTAATGATGTCCTTTACTGGATCGCTAGAGTCGATAGCTGTTACAGTTACATTGGTATTTACTGACTTGTTAATCTTTGAGCCAACAATAAAAAGATGACCTTTCTTAACAACGTAAGTTGTCGCATCAGCAGCAGCAGTTTCAACAACTACAGCAGTTGCAATGGAATCCCAGATTCCATTTTGTCCTGGAACCAAAGGAGTAGCTTCAGGAAGAATCGATGCTGTAAGTCCAGTTGTTTTAACGGTAACACCACCCGGAATATCAGCAACCTTATGAAGGATAGCAATTTTTTGTGGTCCTTCCTCTTGTCTTCTTTCGATGTACATTAGATTTGTGTTTTTAGGTTATTAGTTATTAAATAGTTTTTCCACCAAGCGGATTATCTGGTTTAGAAGCCGTAGCTTGATCCGCCAAGTATTCTTTTACTGCAGGAGAAGGCTCGTCTTTGCTAGTGCTTTGACCACTATTGACGTATGGTCTTCTAAATCCTCCGTTTGTCTGGTCTGCGATTTCTTGATTAACCTTAGAAAGATCAGTTTCAGTTTCTTTAATGAAAGCATCGAAATCTTCATCATTTTTAAAGGCCATACGGTTGTAGTCTCTTAAAGCTTTTTCTTTAAAGTAATCAGGAGCTTTTTCGATTTTCTCATTAAATAATTTGAGCCTATTGGACACAATTGTGTTTTGATCCATAGTATCTAGCCTTGTTTTAAAAGGCTCAACCGCTGCGGAAACAGCTTCTTTTACGATTGTAGCAAGGTCTTGTGGTTGTGGGTTTGTTACATCTGGTTTTACTTCTGGCTTAGGTGCCGGATTAGGCTCACCAGATCCAGTAGGAGCAGGATTTTTGCTTTTATAAGTATCAACACCTTTAGTAACCTCACTATCCACTGTCTTGCGCCATTCTTTCACAAATTCAGTTACTTGTTCATCAGTTAATTTTTCAACAAGTGCCTGAGCTTCTTCATCAGTAGAAACAGTCATACAAAGTGAATTGGCTAACTGTTCAATACCGTCTTTACGAACGCCTTTACCAAGATATTTGGCATTAAGTAGTTCTAATAATTTTTGTTTCATAATGAAATTGAATTTTTCTTTTGGTTATTCTTGATACAAAAGAAGTAAAGTATCACTATGATACTATCATGATAGTAAAAAAGTTATTAGAATTTTTAAATAAAAGTATCATTGTGATACTTTTTATATTTACATTTGTAATGTGCAAAACAAAAATAATGAAGCTTAGAATCGATCAAATCAAGTATAACTACCTGAAAAAGAACGAGAAAAAGAATTACCCAAAGAATAAACAACTAGCTGAAAAACTAAAGAGCAAAAAATGAATCATACGTTAAGAATATATCACTTCCTGTCTGGGTTATTTGAATTTTATAATGATAGGCTTTTTGAATCAAAGCTTCCAGAATGTGTAATAACGCTTAATAAAATAAGCAATGCTTCCGGGATATTCTATAGAAATCATTGGAGAAACAAAGAAGGAAATATACTTCATGAAATAGCAATAACTCCAGAAAGTAATTTCTATTCAGTAGAATTTCATCAAGCTTTAGTTCATGAAATGTGTCATTTCTGGCAAATTGAATTTGGTAAAAAAATATCTCGTGAAGGTTATCACAATAAGGAGTTCATGGAAATCATGATAAATATTGGGCTTATGCCTTCGGACACTGGAAAGCCTGGAGGGAAAATGATTGGACAGCATTTATCTGATTTTCCAATAAAGAATGGAAAGTTTATTACTGCTTTTAATGAGTTTAATAAAGAAAAAACTCAGTTAGACATTCTTATTTGTGATAATGTTTCTCATGAAATAGTTACTCCTAAATCTCATAATAGTGGCAAAAGATTAAAGTATACCTGCAATTGTGGTACTAATATATGGGGCAAGCCAGAACTGAAGAACATCTATTGTGAACAGTGTAAAACTAGTTTTCTTCCTAATGTGACTAAATAAAATTAAAAAGTAAAACGACACGTTTTGTCTGACAAAATATTAAACAACACTATCATGAATATACTTGAACAATTAAAGGACCTAGAACACAGAAAAGGACTTTTCACCAAAGAAGAATTTGAAACTAAATTCAAAGAAATCACTGATACCGCCACTGATGAAGAGATTTTGCAAGCAGCCAAAGAAGCTAAAGAAACACTTGGCAGAGGGTATAATATAGACACCTTCCGAAGAAAGATTTATAGTGCTGTTATTGTTCGTTATGGACATAAGCCGTTAAAAGGTAGTTATATGCCAAGCAAAACAAGATCGCTTCTTAAAAAGCTAAATCTATATATACCACGATACGAGTTTGAGAAATCTGATAATAAGCCCCTTATAAAAACACTTGAAGAAATCAAAGAAGAAGTTTCAAAAGAGTTTGGTTATAAATCATTTGATGAATATATCGATCTAGCTCATAAGAGATATGATCACATTACACCAAATCTAATTAGTGAAGTAGCAAAACGATATGCTACCAAAGTAGCTCAGGCTTCTTTGGAGAAGGCAGCGGAATTTGTATCAAGGAATTATAATGATAGCTATGAGTGTAAACAAGACATTTTAAACCCTAAAAACATAACACTACTATGAAAACAAAATATATGAAAATTAAGGCATCTGAGAGACTGCCTAAGCCTTTGACAGATGTTGTTGTATTGTACAAAAATGAAGAAGGAACATATTCATCTGAGACTGGATTTATTTCTGAAAATGGTTACTGGTGGGTTTATGATTCAGGATGTACAAATCCTGAATTCTGGCTGGAAGAAGTACCAGACAATGAAGAAGATCTGCTTTTTATTGTAAATGGTTTTGATAACATATTGTTGAAATTGTCTTGGCCAGATGAAATTACTGAAGAAATAATGCAGTATAGAGCTTATTATAATGATCTTCAATATAGAATAAATGAAAATAATAAAGCCGACTAGATTTCTGATGGACGCGAACTGGTATTGGTTTATTCCTTTCAAAAATAAACTTTACTCGGTTACAGAAAAACAATTAGGACAATTAATAAAACAACCAAAATACAATGGAAATAACCGATTATAATGAATCAACTTCATCAGGATATTCAAGCTATACTAAAGTAGTTACTAATTCCGGAGCATTTACAATTGGCCATCACATAGTAGCCAATCATGGTATTGTAGCATCACACTCAGAAACAAATTTTATATCTCTAACATTTTACTACAATGGGAGAACGTATTATAGAAGGATCTATAAGAAGGGAAAATACTTTCCAGAAAGATCGACATCAATACACGCTGGAAAATTCGCACGCCAAATTAAAAAAGAAGTAGACAATGGAAAATAAACTAATATCAATGGTAGCTTTCATTCAGCGGCAAGAGGAAACAAGAATGCAAAGTAACCCTTATAATGAACAGGACTATGATAATTACTTTATAAGAATAGTTAATGAATATGCCAAGTTCCTAAAACAGCCACTCACACTCGGAATGTTTATTCCAGTAGACGAAAACAATGTGCCGTTGGAATTCATAGAATATGAATCTTGGACAGTATCAGATGAAGAATACAATGAGTATACCCATAAGTATTTTGAAGCCAAGGAACGAGTGCTTTTTGAAAACGCTGTGAGAATCGATAGATCTCCATATAAATGCACTGGGAGATTACTAATAGATTTAGCAATAGATACGCCGTTTAGAATTTTGACAGAACTGCGTTATCCAGATGGTAAAATAGAGAGAACAGAATTCCCAAGTCCAAAGAAACCGAATATGACAATTGAGGATTTGGTAAGCTATAATTTAACCCTAACCGCAACCGCAATAAAAAATATCTATGAAAGCTAAAACGTTTACTCATTCTGATCTTGTTGATATTGGCTATAAATGGACTCTAAATAAATGCGGTTTCGCCTTTAAAGAATTGACTTGCATTAATAATGAAATCGCAGATGTTATTGGTTTTAATTCAAACGGCTCATTTTTGCTTGAAGCTAAAGTTAGCCGGTCAGACTTCCTTAAGGATAAAAAGAAATCATTTAGAGCAAATCCTTGTATCGGTATGGGTGACTGGAGATTTTTCATAGTTCCTAAAGGATTAATAAAAGTTACCGAATTACCTGAAATGTGGGGATTAATAGAGGTTAATGAAAAAGGAAAAGCTATTAATACATTCAATCCTTTTGGATCCGGTAACATTTATGGAATGTGGAAGCGAAACCAGAAGAATAGAGAGGCTGAATTAAATCTTATGTATTCCGCACTTAGAAGACTTCATTTAAGAGGTCGAATTGATGAAATATACCAACTACCAACAACAAAATAAAATGGAAGAAAAAGCAAAAAGTAAAACCTCAATACAGATACTTCTGGAAAAGATTGATACACTGGAAAAGCTTATGTCCAATATTTCTATGGACTATTCAAAGAATGAAAATTATTTTAACGGATATAGTAATGCACTTAATGCAGTACGAAAAATAATTGATGAAAATAAACTTCATGAAATGGTAAGAAAGGAAATAACTGAAGCTTATAATAATGGATATTCAGAAGGCTATTTGGATTCTGATAATAAAGGACTTGGTTTTTGTTCACCAACCGACTACTACAACGAAAAATACGGAAACCCGCAAGGAGATCCAGAAACAACTGATTAATTTTACACCGATGAAAGAATTTAAACACGTAGCACAAAACGACCAAATAGATGCTTTTATAGACGCATTAGAAACAAACAGTATAGGAATGATTATTTCAAGTAAATACGATATAAAACACATTCCGGGCACTTATTCCTCATCTTTAATTTTCACACCGAAAAAAGACACTGAGATCAATCCTATAGATTTTCTGCTTCTTGGCTTCTATGTTGGTCGTGATTACGATATTTAAACTATTATATTTGAATTATGAATCCAAGAGAATTAAGAATAGGGAACTTGCTACAAGATTGCGTTTCTAAAGTACCATATGAGGTAACCCACAATACTTTTTCCTCTTTAGTTGCCTACATAGAAGAAGAAAAGGAATATCCACTTGAACCTATTCCACTGACTGAAGAATGGCTTTGGAAATTTGGGTTTGAAGATCGTTTAAAAAATATTAATGATTTAGAGTTTTCGATAAGTATCGAGAACAAGGCATTATTTATTTTTCAGTATAATGAACCGAAAGGATTATATTTTGACATTGAATTTGTTCACCAATTACAAAATTTATATTTTGCCTTAACAGCAGAAGAGTTAACCATAAAATAGCCGTACCTTCACGGCATGGAACTCGAAGAAACTATATCAGAAATATTCAAGGAAAAGAAAATTAAAACCGGTGGAAATTGCGGAACCTATGCTGCAGCAATGTGCTATGACTTAAATATTGAATTTAAAGATGTAAAGCCAATTCTGGAAAAGCTGGAAGCAGAAGGAAAAATCTATTACCGTATCGGAGTTGCCGGTAGGCTTATTTTCTGGAAATAATTTACTTAATATTTGGAATTGTAGTTTTTATTCATTATAATGAATATATATAATAAATTACAAGTTATGAATATTAATTTTGATGATTTTTTCAAATACCTTGAAGGTAGACAAGATGAAAAAGCGAAAGAAGTTTACAATTCAATTTTAAGCGCTGGGGTTTTAAATAATGATATTCCAGAAAATCATGAATGGGATATACCTATACCAGGTGAATTAATTGAGGAATTTATTAATGAAACAAGGGGCAATTAAGCCCCTTGTTTTTTTACAAATATTCTGCCAGTCGTTCTTCATTGTCATTAATCCAGTAAGGAAGAGTTTTAGCATTGAGAATACGTTCACTATTTTCAACCATGTAATTAACAAAGTTGTCGGGAAGACTCTCTATGAAATTAGGTTTAAATTCTTTTATCTTTCCGGCAGCACGATACTGCATTTTTCGTTTCCAGTCTTCTTGTGGCATTGGTATAGGAATCATGCTACAACGGCATTGAGGATGCCAACCAGTCCATAAGAACCATTTTGGATATATACCAGCCAACTGTTTACAAACCTCACATTGATTCTCTGTGTTATTTGATAATCTTATTTCAAAGCCATAAATTAAGTCATTATTTTGGTAACCTAGCCACTCAGAATAACGATAAGCACGGTTTATTTCTGTTCTGGCAAGCCTATCTGCATTTTTGAAAGAAGATCTATAAACTCCTTGTCCCGGATGATAATCTTTAGCAGCTTTTGACCATTCCAGCCTTCCAGTTTCCTTATTCTTTACTTTTCTGAAGAGCTTATCCGGCTCTTTAAGATACTTTTGCAAATTGCGGGCAAGATCATCATGACTTTGCCCACTTTTAATTGCATTCTGTACCATCACGTCCATTTCCTTTGGAATTTGGTCATAAGCAAGCCAAATTCGATTCGAAATAGTTAAACCGCCTTTCTGTTCATTGAAGAATTTACGAGCGGAATTCACTTTGATTTTGGAGTTTGTTTCTGCTTCTGTTTTTATGGTTTCAAAAGCTTTTACCTGATCAAGTGTTTTCCCATATTTAGTACGCATTCCGGACCAGAAACGACCTTGAGCAAAATCCCATTCTTCCTGGATGCCGTTAAGTAATGTTGTTACAAATTGATTTCTGTTTGCAGATAAGTAGGAATTAAGTCGTTTTAATGCTGCTTTATCAAGTAGCAGAGAGTATTTATCATTCCCATTTTTCAAAGCTTGATAAACACCAGGCAAATTAACCATGAACTCAAAGTTAAGTTCCAGTAACTTCTGAAGTTTCTGAAATAAAGATTCTCTCGCAGCATTCCGCTGCATATCTTCCCGGCTTAATCGCTTATCTGGCATTATTAGGACTTATTGAAATTTATACCAAATACTTCTTCAACTGTTTTAAGCTTTTCTTCAAGTATGTCTCCAAACTGAAGAAAAGATCCAGTCACAACATCAAAGCCTTTGTTTTCTACATACCTTGCATAGTGTTCACCGGCAACAACTACACAAACAAATCCATCAACTTCTACCTCCGAAGCTTTTTCTTTTGCAAGTTCAAGCCCTTTTGATTCTCCATCTTTTCCATCTCCTTCTGCTCCTTTCCCAGAAGCTTCAAAGTGCGAATGGACCATTTGACCACCATGATATACAACTCCACCAATAGAAGACCTCAAATTATTTGTTCGGTCGGTATATGTATTGGTACTCTTTGCCAGGTTAACTACATCAATTAGGGCAAGTATCATTGCCTCTTTCATTGATTCGATAACATTATTCAAAAACGCTTCATGATTCTTGATAATGTCATTCATATTAAAATTAGATTCAAATCCCATAACAATTATTCTTCTTTTCCATATCTACTTTTAGCTTTTGCAATTCTGTATTTTGCATTTTCACCTCCAATATTGAATTTTTTATAAAAATCAACTGTTTTTTTTGCCTTTTGATAACCGTTTTTTGTTTCAAGATCTCCAAATAAAGCCTTCGTAACTTGTTCATTATTATCATATACAGCAAATCCAACTTCTCCATACTTCAAAATACCTCTTTTATTGCCTTCATCAGCTGAAACACTCGCATTAAATAATCCAAACGCCGCCGCATTGCAACGTTCATTTTTTATTTCTTTGTATAATATTTTTCTCATGGTTTTAGATTTTAATTATTGTGCAGGTGGAAACATATTTAATGTATTAGTAACTTGTTCTTCTGTGGCAATCTGTGCAAGTTCAGCTTCAACATCTGGAGCCCATCCAAGTTGCTGAACACCTGTTTTTTTAGACATGAAACCTCCATTTATTGCAGTAGCAACAATATCAACAGTTTCTTTGTCATCCCCCATAATGAAAGGAGTTATCTCCGGAGAGATCATAACCGTTTCAGAAGCTACTTTCAAGCTTTGATTCAGGTCTCCAATGAAAGCCTTTATAATATTTATCCTACGCTGTAAGTATGGACCTAAGAATATTTCTTTACTCTTAACTTTTAAATGCGCATCCATGAAAAGAAGCTTCTGAGCAGCTGCTCCAAGTTGTCCAATTGACTTCATGCTATTAAATGAGACATCCGGAGTTTGAGTAAGAGAAAAAATATCTTCTCGGTTCATAAGGTGTTGGGTTTTTATTCCTTCTGCAGCATTCTTTGATTCTAAAAGTGAAACATCTGCATCGGTACCAATCTCAAGAACCCTTCCGGATTGACCTTTTTTAGAGAAACCATTTATTTTTCCCTTCACAACAGTTGTTGGGTCCGCATGATACGCATTAGTATCGGAGAAATTAGATCTTAGGTTTTCATCATCCTTAATGATATTCTGGACAGGGTAATATTCGGGTCTGTCCTGATTTCCGTAAATAATTTGAATTTTATCAATACTCACATTGATAGGATAACCGTCAACCGGTGCCCACCCATCCGTTTTTTTGAACTGGTGAACAGTTCCGGGTGTATATACCTCAAAATAATCGACATCTTTGCCTTCTTCTTTTACAACAAAAGCTCTTCCAAACGCAATCATATCTCCAGTAGCATCAAAATAAGGATATAACTTATCACCTTTTGAAGGCTTGAAAGCTGATACTTTCAATTTTATTTTTGTTGGGAATCCATAATTTTGATGCTCTATTCCGGAATCAAAAGGGTACCATAATTCAGCAACTTCAGTAAATCCGAAAAGTTCTTGGGCAATATCCTGATCAAAATACTGCATTTTATTATCATGAATGACCCTTTTAAGAGTTTCAAGAACAGCCAATTCACTAGGGTCTTTAGTATCACTTGTGTATTTTACAGGTGTACCAAAGGCAAATGCAGCTGCAGTGTTTATGATCTTACTCTGATATGATAGTCCAACACGTGCAACCTCTTCAAATTTCATACGAATAGTTGACTTATGTCCTTTACTATCTGTTACTGTTTTTGTACCAGCATTTGCATCTTCTCCTTCATCCGCTTTTATTTTCTTTTTGGGACGCTTTTGTTCATCAAATACATCATGTTGCTCAGGATCAAGTTGTTTTTTTATTTCTTCAACTTCTGGCTCTGGTGTTGGTCTTTTATCCTTAAACTTGGTGACTATCTTGTCAATCTCTTCACTACTGGAAGAACCAAGTGCGGTTTCTAATTCTTGTAATTCGTCTGGGTTCATGGTTGTGTTTTTATGGTTGGTTAGTTTTTAGTTTAGAAATATCCTTCAGCACTGTCGCCATCTTCGTCACCAATCTTCTCAACCATACCAGTAAGAACATCAGGACCATCATCATGTTTATTTTTCCCTGTTTTCATATAGGTTGTTATGTGTTGGTAAAACTCAGGCCACATATTTTCCCAGCCTTCTGGAAAATATATCATATTCATAACTTCGTTAGACCTAGTAAATATCCTAACATCTTTGTTTTCTCCTTGGAAGAATAAATCGAATTCAGTTATAAAATTCTTTAATATTCGAGTCTGTGCTTCTACATTTCTTCCATACGATCTGCCGCCATTATTACTTTCTATATAAGATTTTTCTGTACGATGTTTGGCCAACATCTCAGCATGCTTTGGCTCTGTATATTCTTGTGGCTTTTTTGTGAAAAGGACATCTTCTACAAAAAGCCCTCTTTCAGTTTCAGTGTAGTTTATTGATAACAAGTAATCGTCTCCCGTATCTGCTACATCGGTATAATTCTTACGAATCATTTTTAAAGAATATGGCACCACGCCGGATGTGTAGGTCCTAAAAGGTCTATCGTACATCAACCCTTCTTTTGGTTTTGGATTTTGTTGATATTGAGTTTCAAAAACAAATGGATTTTTAATTCTCATTTGTTTCAATTCATCAACTGTATGCTTATGTGGCCATAGTGCTATTTCTTCACCTTTTTCATCAGTTTGTAAACATGGAAGTTCTATTAATTCCCATTCACCATTGTCATCAATTCCCAAAACACCTTCTAATTTTTGAAGGTAGCCGCAAAGATCATTCATGTGGAGTCTTTGCATAATGATTATAATTGGTGTATCACGAGAGTTCACACGGTTTCGTATTGTAGTGTCAAACTTTTGATTTACAGCCTCTCTTTTTTGATCAGATTGTGCATCATCTGGCTTAATTGGATCATCGATTAAAATTGCACCCGCAAATTCAGAATCAAAATAAGGGATGAAGTTTTCAAAGTCTTCATCTTCTTCGATGTCTTTTTCTTCCTGAACTGCGCCAGCACCAAAACCAGTTACCTGACCACCAGACGAAACAGCATAAAAACCACCCCCTTTTGATGTCTGCCATTTTTTTTTAGATTCCGATGTTAATTCTAAATCAAATAACTCTTGAAAAGCGTCACTTGTAACGGTTCCCTGTACCTCGCTGCTATTATCCATTGCAAGGTCTGAAGAGTAGGATAAATGAATAAATTTTGAAGCTGGATTAATAGCAAAGCCATAAGATGAAAAGTTTTTAATTACAAGTTCTGTTTTTGAATATCTAGGTGCAATATTGAGCATTAGGCGCTTCGTTTTGCCTTGTATCACTCGATCTAAAGCATCACAAATGATTTCATGATGCTTATTTACTATGAATTTTTTACCAAAGTTCTTTTTGAAGAAATAACGCGTGAAATTAAGAGTAGATTCTAAAACCCACGTCTTAGTAACATCAATATCACGTATTTCTAAGGCTTCTGGCATTGCTGTCTGTAAATATTTATTAGACTCTCACTTTCTTTCTTTAGTTTTCTGAGCTTAATTGTATTTATTATGTTCAGTACTATTGAAGTTATACTTATACAAATTGATATTATACTTAACATGATTAATAATTATCTTCAAGGTCTTTCAAATACTGCTTTAATTCTTCTGGAGTTAAAACACGGGCCTTTACAGTGTGATTAATTTCCTGTTGGGCCTGCCCAAACATATAGTTTCTAAGATCTGCTATAGCTTTGCTCCGGGTTGTTTTGTCATTCAGTTCTGCAATGATATAACGAAGGGCTAATGGTTGTTTTTTGTCTGCAACAAGCTTCTTTAGTTCATCCTCAGTTGCATTGAAAATAAGGGTATAGAACTCTATAAGCTCTTTTTTAGTAAGCGCCTGAATTCCTTTCTTTTTTAAAGCCTCATTTACAGCAGAAAAAGACTTGCGATTTGCCCCAGTACGATTAATGTTCTGGGGATTCTTTGCAAAGCCATTTGTATTTCTTTTATTTCCTAAATTATCAGCCATTCAAGTTGCTTTCAAGTTGCTATTCAAGTATTAAATATTCTTTGGTGTTGTAATTATCTGGGTGGTACATTAACATTCTGTCTCCTTCTGCATCTTTAACCCAGTCAAGCTTTCTTTCAGTTTGCTTTTTCACCCAGCTGAAAACAGGATAATACTTTGCCAGGTTCAAACCAGCCTTACTGTCCCAATATGGGTGAAGTACGTTTGTCAAGCGCATTTTTTTATTGTACGTTTTATCGTCAAGGTTTGACTTGTTGTAGATGTAAGAAGAAATATTTCCTTCTATATCCGGAAGAAGTGAAGCAAAGAAGTCATAAAACTCGGAGAAGCTAATGAAGTCCCCATCTTTTTTATTCTCTTCACACCATTTGAAAAAGTCGTTTTGGGTCGGCATTGTCTTTGGGTAAATAGAATATAGGTCCTCAAAGTATGGCTCATAATGTCCGGAAGGAGTTCCCACAATTGTACAACCTTTTTCTTCTGCATAAGCTTTTATAGCTAAATACAGTTCTATTGTTTCAGTAGGGAATTCTTTCTTTGCTCCACGTGTAAGTAGATCTTCTCCCAGTATCTCTTTTTGACGGTCTGTTAAGTTTCATTACTATAATTATTTAAAAATTCGTTGTTCCCAGGAGCGGAATCGAACCGCTCCAAAAAACCGTTTGGGATGTTATTTGCTCATTTCTTTTTCCAAAATTTCGCAGACTTCACTAGCTATTAAGCCTTCAAAATCTGCTCTTTTTGGATTTAGAACAGGATAATCAAAAGGATTATATCCACTGGTCAACTCATGAGTTCTAATAACATTTATTACATCTTCATTGTCAGAAACCATTTTAATTTCTGTTTTCTCAATTTTTCCATAGATCTCACTATGTTTTCCAAGAACTTCTCCAAAATAAATCTCCATTTCACTGTCAATTAAGATTTTGATGTGAGATTTTTTAGCCACAAATACTCCTTCAAGATCTCCACTTCTCCCTAAGTCTGCATGAAACTTATAAACTGCTTCTTTTGATTTTTTACTCATTTTATAATTGTTTAATAATATTGATTTTCAAGTTTTTTTAATTCTTCCTTAGCTAGTTTCAGCCGGCGTTTGTTGTCTCTTTTCTGAATATCGTTAGCGATATCATTCTCCAGATCTATAATTTCTTCCTTCAGATCTTCGATCTCTGTCTGGAGCTCGTGGCAGCTCTCGCAAACTGTTTCATTCTTCCATTTACAAGAAAAACCATCATGCAGATCAAACCATTCGCCACATCTGCACTTTACAGGCATTTCCATTTCGTTAAAACCTTCCATTTCAGTATGATTTGTCAATAAAATAAAAGTAGAAAGCAACACAATCAATTCCAGAAATCATAAGGTCCAGAACGTTTTTTGTTCCGGAACTACATAGATGTGGATCTTTAGGAGTACACCTTGGATACTTTTCATTAAGTTTCTTTAAATCAGAAATAATCTTTGTTTTGAAGCCATTAAAATCTTCATCATCAACAATAGTTCTGTCAATGTTATCCAGATAATGCTGTATTGCCTTCTCCAGTTTATTTTTGTACTGGTAGTCTTGGCCGTAAAAAGCTAAATACATACTATATATTATTTAAAATTCGTTGTTCCCGCTTACGACTCGAACGTAAGTGCCTGCCTGCCGGGAGAGGATCTATTATTTTTTTCCTGTGGTGAGAATCCATACAACTGCACCCAGAACCAGGAGTACTACCACATATTCCACGGCTTCTTATTTTTAAAGTGATCTATTCCCATCATTGCCAGTGTAGTTATACAGCAAATAAAGGCGACTATTGAACAAGCCTAATGCTGCTGCATTACATTTCTCTTTTTGAATTTCTGCTGTTAAAATTTTTCGCATAATTATTCTTCGTTTTCGCATTGATACATGAATTCAATTAGCCTGAAAATGGCTTTTTTATCGTTTTTAATCCCGATATGGTCTTTTGCTTGATTCCAAACTTCCTTTTCTTCTTCATTGAGTGTAACAGCAATCATATCGTCTTCATCTGGTTTTGGAAGCTTATCTTCTGGCTCTGCATCTTCGTCAAGATCTTCAAACACTGGGAATTCATATCCCCAGGATTCCAACTCATTTTTATCCCATTCATTGGCAAGAGCATCGGAATCATCATTTCCGAATGAAATATTGTCTTTTATTGCTATTTGCCGGAGAATATGTGCCGGAGTTTGGACTTGAAGTATCTTACACGGGGCTTCTGTATAACCTAGTTCAGATATTGCCCTTAGACGCATGTTACCACCAATTACCACAAACTTCTTTCTGAATGGCACCACTATTAGCTCTCTTAATTCTAGCATTTCAGGCAGGTCTTTAATTGACTTGACCAAGGCCATAAAACGTGCATCGCGGATGAAGCGAGGATTTCTCGGTAAACCTTCAATTTGTCCTTCGTTCAGAAGAAGTTGTGATATTTTGATGGTAGTTGCGTTCATAAAAACAAAAGTATGAAATCGAACTTCAAAAAGTATCATAATGATACTTTAGTTATTAGAATTTTTGTGCGTTTTTCAGGTATGAAGTAATCTCGTTGATAAATTCTTCCGTTGAACGACAAATTACATACTTTCCAAAACCAATTTTTTCAATATCTGCTTGCCATTTTTTCTGGTTATCACTCTGCTTTCCGGTTTTAGTCTTCATTTCTATAGCTAAGAATGAGTAATCTTTATTCGGGTGCAGAAAAAGTAAATCAGAAGCTCCACGTTTAACTCCCTCTGCTTTCATTATTTTTGCCTCTGTCAATAATCTTTTACCTCCATTGGGTACAGCAATTAATGACGGGAATAGATTTGGATATTGATATGCAAACCAGCATACACATGCAATCTGAATTTTACTTTCTTGATGGTTCATAGTCAGTAACTTTAACTTTTACAATATTGTTTTCCTTAAATACTAAATAATTTGCCACAGGTTTAACCTGGTTAACTACTCCGAACTCCGTTTTTACAGAAACTAAAATTCTAAGTTGTGTAATATTGCCTTCAGTTTTTGCCTCAATTTCAAGGCGTGTTTGATTGTTTGGGATTGTCTCCATGATTTCTTTATTGTTTTTTGTTCGCTTTTGAATTTTTGATGGAATTCCCGGAACTTTGGATTGTACAGGAGTTCACATTCATACTGTTTCTGGTAGTAATACAATGCAGAAGGATCTTTGTTTAGTAGCTTTGCCGCATGAATAACCCTTTCTTTTTTTGAACCTTCAGTTTTGGTGTTCCGGATTTCATTTGCAATTATTATCCGGGAAAAGAATATTTGTTGACTTCTACATTTACCTAAAATCATTTCTCTTGTTATTCCAAAAGCTGTTTCAAATGCTAGTATGTCTCTATCTATTTTGCGGTTAATTGATTTTAGTTTCATAGTATAGTTTTTAAAATTCTAAATCGTCATTACTGTCACCAAATGCTGTGGCTATATCTCCAAATGGTACCGGGTTTGAATAAGCCCCAAAATCAGTTCCGATGTTGACAAATTTTTGGTAATCTCCACGGAATTTAAGCCTCTCTTCAAATGGTGCCCCTCCACGGAATTTGGATCTGATAAACTCAACTTCTCCTTTGGTTGGTAGCTCAGTTTGCCCATCCCATTCACGGTCCCAAATATCAATTTTGTAGTATTCCGGACGGAAAAGAAAGTTTACAGTATCTGCATCTTGTTCAAGTGCTCCAGATTCTCTAAGGTCTGAGTTTTGCGGACGCTTGCCCGGTCTTTGTTCTACAGCTCTTGAAAGCTGAGATAAAGCAATTATCGGAATATCAAGTTCGCGAGCTAATCTTTTACACTTTCTGGAAATAGTTGAAATCTGTTGCTCTCTGTTAGCCCCCTTAATGCTTATATCTATCAACTGCAGATAATCAATAACCACCAACTTAATACCCTTTTCCTTCTTCAATAACCTGATCTTTGCAAAGATTTTATTCATATCACTGGTATTGTCAACAATGTAGAATGGCAGCTTATCAAAGGTTCTTGTCTGGTACATCATTGAAATCTGGTTTTCATTTAGATTTCGCTTATCCAAGGCATCATAAGGTATTTCCAATTCATTTGAGACCATTCGTTGATGTAGTTCCAATGCTCCCATTTCAAGAGAAACAAAGGCTACCGGTTCCCCGCGTCTTGCAGCTGCAAAAGCATCATCCAGAGCAAAAGCGGTTTTACCCATTCCCGGACGTGCAGCAAGTATGTTGAAAGTTCCGTTCCTCCATCCATTTGTTTTTTTCTGGATTGCCGGAAACTTTGAAGCTACACCTGGAATAACTTTCTGCTTCTGTTGTTCAATCAACTCAAAATGTAATTCTGCTGACGATTTTTCATCTTCCTGACTTGCAACAAGCTCTTCGATTTCGTTCATGTTGTCAACGAGGAAATCAAAATCTTTGAAAGTATCGGAACTGTCTTGCTGCAACTTGACTATTGTATTTTGACAAACACCAATTAGTTTCCGTGCAATGTACTTTTCCAAAACAACCATTACATGGAACTCAAGGTTCGCGGAAGAGGATATTCCCAAAGTAATTTCAATTACATATTCATCTCCACCAGCTGAAAGCAACTTCTCAGTTTTTTTCAATTGTAAAATAACCGTCATCATATCAACCGGCTGATCATTATCAAGCAATTCTAAAATTGCATTGTAAATAATTACATGTTTAGGATCATAGAACGCCTCAGATTTATTGCTTAACCTTTTTCTAACAATGTCAATTGCCCTGTTATCAATTAGCATTGTACCAATAACAAGCTTTTCAAATTCTATATTGTTTGGCGGAACTAAACCGATTTCTTGACTATTTTTCATTTGTTTTCCAGATTTTAAGTTGATCTTCAGTATTCCAAGCTTTCAATTCCTGAAATCTCATTCTTCCGTTCTCCGTTTGTTGTCGATAATAGCGGAGGAAGTCCGTTAGCATTTTTTTTGAAAAAGTGTTCTGAAACTGTCCAACTTCATTTTTGAATTCTTCCGAAGTCCAATTTTTAAAGTTGTTTACTACAGTATTGGCATTTGATGGAATCCATAGCTCAAAGTTTTTAACCAGATCTCCTTCATTTTTCCAATTGTTCTCCTGCCATGCAAACTTTTTATCCACAAATTCATCTATCTTTTCATTTAGCTGCTCTTTAGTCAGTTTATTATTCATACAAATCCTATCATTAGTGATTTGATTTGATTTCAAAAATATTTTAGCTTTTTGAGCTTCGGCTTCATCGTAATTACTATAGACGAAGTCTATAACATTACCATTTACATTACCATTTACATTACCATTTACATTAACAGTTGAATCCGTTGAACGACTTTCAACGGTCGTTGGATTTTGTTCAACGGTCGTTGACGCAAGTTGATTTTTTTCAGCTTCCGCTTTACGTAGTTCAGCGCTTCTTTTTCCCGCTTCTGATCGTTGTTTTTGCTTTTCATTCCAGCGTTGTAAATCTCTTTTAAGTTGCTGTTTAATAGGTTCAAAAGTGATTTCAATAAGCAAATCATCAGTTTCGGGATTTTCATCATTTACATACTGAAGAATATGCATAAATAAATCTGCCTGCTTATCTTGTGGCAATTTTCTAACCGTGTGAATCAAGTCTGAATACAGAACAAATGATTTCTTTCCTTCCATGATGTTTTGATAGTAATAATTAAACTGCGGCCTTCTGGACCATTGTTAAAACTTTAGCTGCCTTATTTTTCTCGTTAATTAAGACACGTTTAGCTAATTGATTAGGCACAATGTCAATTACATCATTTAACTGTCTTATTTCGGCTTCTTTTGCAGTCAAAATTTGATCTTGATGGTTTTTTATTTCAGCTGGGCTTTCAACAACTGTATAAAACTCTCTTAGATGTCCTTTTGCACCTTCTGATACTGCCAATATTTTTATAAATCCGTAGATCTTTAACTCATTTAGTCTGCCAGTTACCTCATTAGGAGGAACCCCTAAATAAGTTGCAATGTCAAACGAGCAAGCCGGTTGTATTTCCATTAGTGCGGAAAGAACTTGCTTTCTTTTGGTTGGTAGCTTTTCCAGTATATTATGGTAAGCTAAATCTCTTGTATTGTTCATTTTACTTCGGTTAAATCTTGTTTTACTAAATCATGAATTCGCCAATTTGCACTAAATCCATTGGGTGTTTTACCCTCAAAGTCTAAAGCATTACACATAATGTTTTTATCTTTGTTCGCTGCAATAAACACGGTAATACCTTTTTCTTCATAAAATGCTACTGGCTTATAATGGTCACTTGGTTTTAGTCCATCATTTAGCATTCCTAGCAACTTATTTGCTTTCTGAAACTGTATTTCATCAAATAGAGTATTCATTTTTAATTATTTTACATTATCCAGGTAGTGACCTTTTTAGGTGTATAACCTGATTCAATAGCTTCTTTAACTTCTATGAGGCTGAAATCTTTACGGAACTTATGTCCAATCTTTCGCTCAACTTCAATATATTCATCCAAAAGCTCCGGGTTTGCATATCCGGAAATCACTAAGGCATCAAATGGACTGAAAATACAGAAGCAACATGATAACCTTGGCATTCCTAAATCATAAGCCGGATGATATGGAAGCTTGAAATTTTTAATAATATTCCAAACAGTCTTTGTTGACATATCATGAATAGGTAACCAGTCATAAACTTTACGTTTCTTCGTACTCAGTTGTTTATTAAACTTTAATGGTTCCTTTTTTGCTCTGGCAGGACTTTCTTCTGAACGAAATCCAAATACATATAAGACTTTACAATCTCCCATGTCTTTTGTTAGCTGTGTAACTATTCGCCCTCCTGGTCCCCTTTTAAAATCACTGGTACAATACCGCTGTTTATTACTTGGCCATTTACCACGTCTCAAAACATATTCAAGAAGCGTTTCTTCATATCCATCCTTATTTCTACGCTTTGAGTAATACGTTTTTAACCCAAATAGATCAGCTTGTTTCTTTACCAGTTCCTTAGTACCAATCCATTCCATTCGCCCCAGATCCTGATGAGAGATAACTATTTTTTCAAATGGATAGTTTTGTTCTTTAGCAAGTCGGCACACCTCCCATAAAGCAACTAATGAATCTTTTCCTGCACTGGAATTGATTATTATTAAATCATAATTATTTAAAATCATAGGAGATATTTAAGCAGCTATTCTGTTATTGTGTAATCTAAATGCCATGGCCTCACATAGTACTTTTGCAATTGTTACCTCTACTGAGTTCCCTATGAATTTCTTTTTCTCTGTTTTAGTACCTATTAGCTTGTAATTCTTTGGAAATCCTTGTATTTGAAGTAATTCATCTATATCCAGCATTCGCATATAAATTTTAGATATTTGATGCTCATGCATATATTTTTTTATCTGCTTAACTATATCCGGATCTTTTTTATTGATTTTAGGACCAACATATTTTTCTGATTCAAACTGAATTTTCATAAGATTATGTTTTGGGCTTGTAGTAATTGATCCCGCAACGGTATCTATACTGGTTGTATAGCTATTGCCATAATCATATTGGATATAATGCAGGGCATAACGGTCTTTAGTCGTTAATGTACCTATAGGGCTATCTATTGAATGAGCACTACCATTGCCATAATATGATGTTAAGAAGTGAGTTTCTCCAACCTGTCTAACAATTCCCTTATAAATTCGTTTAAAAGTATTAATCGCTCTATTTTTCGCGAAGATGTCTTCACCGATTTTATTAAGTTTTAAAACCTCCCTTACTGGTTTCCATTGTTCCTTTATTTCAAAAAGATTTACTTCTGGAATCTTTGCATGAGTAGGAGCCGGCCATACAGTAGGCATATTTTTTATTGAAAATTGAATAAATAATCTTTTCCGGGATGTATAAGCACTATAATCTGCAGCATTTAAAAGTCTATAATCATAAGAATATCCATATTCCTGAACTTTGTTTATCCATTCATTATAAAATTCTGCTTTCCTTTCTTTAATAGGAATCCATATAGGTCGTAACTCTTTTAACTTCTTCTTTTTGTCAATTGTTACAACTTCCAAAGGACAATAAGACGTACCATTTTTATGAATTTCCTTAATTTCTAAAGGCCCCCAGATTAAAAATTCTTCAACATTTTCAATTTGAATACTATCTGGATTCAAAGCATCTATATACCGGAATAAGTGGTTTGCAAGTGTGCGACTATCAGCATCACGTGACATTCCCCCTTTGGCCTTTGAGTGATTAGTACACTCCAATGAAGCCCAAACAACCAGTTTTGCAAAAGGGTATTTTTTACGCATTGCGTTTACATAAATAACCAAGGGAATTAAATTTAATGTCCTTATGTCTTCAACGTAATGCACTGCATCAGGGTGGTTATATGCATGGCTTGCAATAGCATTATGATCATGATTAACACATGCTACTACTAAAGCACACTTTTCACCATTTATTCTTGCAGACTCTACTCCAGTACTGGTTCCACCAGCCCCGCAAAAAAGATCCACATAAAGCAATGAGATTGCAAGAGACGCTAATTTTATAAATCTATTATTCATTATTTAGAAGGGTATTTCTGTTAAATTGATTTCAAGCCCTTTTTGGGCTATATGCGTTGGTTTACCGAAGTTTTTCACAACACCTTCCCGGAATTCTTTTGCATTACTATTTCTATCAGAAAGATGAATAAGCATAATATTTTTACACATGGTCAAATCATTTGCCTTCAGAGCTGCAATACATGTATCATAACTCATGTGTGATTGCAGAGTACGATCTCTAAGTATTTTATTGAATCCTTCCGGAGTTTTATAATCCAGAATATCTTTCCTGTAGTTGCATTCTATAAGCCAGTGATTAACATTAGCAAAGCGGTTTGGTAAATAATATGTATCAGTTGCAAATACCAGGTTGCCAAATTTTGGATGGTTAATGAAAAATCCAACAGGTTCTGCGCAATCATGTTTTACTTTAAATGGTAACACTCTAAAATTCCCTAACTGGATCATTTTTCCCGCTTCCAGAATATTGTCATTTTTGATGTTTTTTGCTTCCCATGTACCTTTGCTTGCATAAGTCGGTATATTCCTGCCGATGAAATCATTTACATAATTAAAATGGTCACCATGTTCGTGAGTAATGATACAGGCAGCAACTTTTGAAATATTAAAATTTAATCCTTTCAATACATCTGAGAACTTAATTCCAGCTTCCAAAACCAATGCTTCATTTTCATCTTGAATTATATAGCAATTTCCATCGCTGTTACTGCCTAATACCATTAACTTCATTTGTATAATTATTTTTGAATTACTGGAATACCTAAAGACTCAAAGTAATCTAATTGTGATCTGAAAATTTCATCAACTCTTAACTCCAAAAGTTCAGATAGTTCAATACTTTCAAACCAAAATCTTACACCAGCATCTGTTTCTTCAATGCATATCTCAACCGGAAAACTTACAGGATCTGAGTTTTTAAAAATTGGAATTGAAAGAACAAAGCTTTCAGGCAAGTCAGTTTTAATTTGCTTGCTAAGTGCCTGAATTTTATTACCTCTCAAATCAGATGAATTTTCAATCTGTTTGTTTACAGTAGCTGAAAAAGACTGGTATGCACGAAGTAGATTTGCATTTTCTTCTTTGTTTGGAAAAAATCTTCTATTGAAACGAAGAATCTTTATTAATTGGTCCCGGTTGAACATCTTGTTCTGGTTAATCCCAAACTCTTGCAATTCATTTGAATATTCACCTTTAGCATTAATTATCGTTGCTAATTCGTCATTCGGGTTAACAAAAAGCTGTATTGATAGCTTTTCTTTGTTAAAAATTATAACAGAATAATCTTTGTTGAAGCCTTGAAATGCATTTGAAACATTTCTTTTTTCTAGGAATGTTCTTACTGCATTTATGTCTCCATTTGCTTCAAATTTTACTGCCTCTTTCGGTGTTAATGCTTCGCCGATGAATAGAGTTTTTACTCCATTTTCTACTGTAATGTTTAATTTGTTATCCATTGCTTACGTGTTTATTAATTGAGAAAATTGTTGTTTGTTTTTCGTCTGGTCTAAGTCTTCTTTGATCAATGAGGTTTCCATCTTCATCATACATATACATTTGCCCTTCTTCCTGTTGATCTATGTAATAGATTCGGCCATCCTTTTCTTCCTGTCTCGTTTTTATAACCTCTATCAGGAATTTATTGTCTTCCAATAAAGGTTTTTGATTGCCTTTATTTTCAAGGATATAATCCTTCTTTTTCTGCTCCAGTTCTGAAAGTTTAATGATGTTGTCAGAAAGATTTTCTTTTTTTGACTCGATTTCTTCTTTACTGAGCTTTTTGAAGTATTTTCCCTCTTCAATTTTACATGCCATTGATTCAAGCTGAACAATGCGTTCTTGCTTTGGCATTGAGTTGTCAAATAATTGCTCCATATTATTTTATTTAGAAATTAGGTTTGTTATTATTCTTATCTTCTGGAAAAGCTATTTCCGGAGAAGCTGTTGGAATTTTTGATGTAGGTTCTGAATTTAAATCAGGGCCCGGATCTTGTTTGTTTTCTTCTGGCATTTTAATTTCCTCTACATTTGCAGAATGTTTTATTTCCTCTGAAACTTTTTGATCTACAACTACGAAATCAGCATCATAAGTCTGTATATCTTGTACTTCTTCAGCCGTTTGCATACCCATTGAGATTTCTGGAGCATACGCTCTAATCCAAAAAGCCGCAGATCTATAAGTAAGCATCTGTTTTTCCATAGTCTGCCATTTACTACCAGCTTTTGTATACCAACCTTCTTGAATTGCAAGCTTTAAATCTATTGGAGAGCTTTCAAGTATGTCTTCAGTTCCTTTTGCTTTAGTCCAGGCGACACATTCAATATTGTCTATTTTAGTACCATCAAATACTTTTGTTACAGCTACTTTTTTTGACCCATTCCATTCATAATCAGTATAGTCAACCTTTCCTAGCTTGCCTTTATTTGTAAATCGATATTTTAAAGGTTCAAACCGCCCACAGGTGTTTACCGTTGCAATCAAGAATGTTGATGACCAAGAAGGTTTTCCATATATCACAATCATGTTTTGCATGATCATTAAAGGACTGGCTCCAATTCTTTGAGACATTTCCAAAGCAATAATGCAATTAGCCATAGCCTTTGCTAAAGGGTTCTTTTCGGTTACCTTATAAATATCAGGTACTAAGTCAGAGTGAGCAAGCATCTTTGCACCCTGTTGAATTGCTTCCATTTGATCTCTATCAAAGAAATTAAGAGTAAAATTTTGCTGTCTTACAGCTTGTAGTTCGTTATTCATAATACGAAGGGATTTTTATTGTTATTAAATATTTTTTATATAAAAAGTATAATCGAAAGTATCATTATGATACTTTCATTTCACTAAAAGTTCATTATCAAACGTTACGCGTAGGTTTATAATCTGGGAATTTGTCATACGGATTTCAGTGACACTTTCCCGGTTATCAACAAAAATTGGGGCAGCTACTCCATGGAAAGAAGACAATACATTGATAATGTCCAATCCTGCATTTATCTGGCTTGCGGTATTAACATCTGCATACGGAACACCATCAACTGTGGCCTCACATGTTTCTATTACAGATCCATTGATTTGAGTATCAAAAAGCTTAAATTGAACATATTCAAATCGGTCATTAATACGCTTTTCGCACTCTTCAATTTTAGCAAACTCAAAATTTTGAGCGTTGTATTCATCTTTTTCAATGTCTGCTATTAACTGTGATAATTTCCGTCCGTCAGCCTCCAATTCGGCCTTTCTCTTGTCGGCTCGTTCTATTTGGTCCTTACGGGTGATAAGATTCTGGTATTTTTCAATTTCAGATTTTAGTTCTAATCTTTTAGAAGCTTGTTCTTCAGTATTGGGCTTTTCAACGTTCGTTAACGCTTCTTTTCTCTGTTTAATTTCGTTGTCTAGATTAACCCATTCAGGTAATTGTTCAGGAAATACTTCAACTATTGTTTCAGCAGGCAAATCCCCAATTTCTTTCTTTACTACAGCAATACTGCTTTCAATGTCCTGAATCACACCGCCAATTTCAGTGTTATTGTCTTCAAGCTGTGAAATTTTAGATTTATAAGATCCTCCTTCCTCATTTATTTTGTTAAGAATATCAATCTTAGTAGTATTAAACGATTCTAGAGCTTTATTTTGATTTTGTGTATTAAGCTCATTCGCTTTTATATCTCCACATATAATGTTATAAACAGGACATAGTAAACCGTTATCAGAAGCAACATATACTTTCTCATTTTCCTCAGTCCATTTTTTTCTAAGGGCAACTATTTTATTGTTTATTGCTTCAATATTTTGGTTATTCTGATCTGATTCTGACTTTTTAATTGCTAGTTGATTTTCAAAATTTCTCAAGTTATTTTGAAGTTCAAGAGTCTTATTTCTCAGTTCATAATTTCCTTGGCTTAGGCGTTGTTTTTCAGCAAATACAACTTCACTTTGTTTTGCAATTAGCTGGTTAATCTCATTTTGAGCAGAAGAAAACGCTGCAAATTGCTTATCATAGCCTTGATTAATATTCAAGATTTCATCTTCAATTTTCTGAAGCTCTTCTTTTTTACTTTCTAAAATTGTTTCTGCTTTAGAAAAATCAACAATTTCTGGCTTACCTTTTTCTACTTCATCAATTCGAGTAGGAATAACGTCAAGTTCAGTTTTTAATTTCTTTTTTTCTGCAGCTTTCTGGATTTTATAATCAGATAAACTTTTACCCCCTATTTTATCAAGTAATGCCAGAAACACCTTGTTTCCTGCTGCTATTTCTGCATCAGAAATAGTTCCTGAAATAGTAAATAAAATATCTCTTTGGCTTTTCCATGGAAGAGAAGAAAAGTATTTTGGATTAGTTATAAGTTTAAATAAACTTTCGTCTAAAAGCTCATTTATTTCTTTAGTGTAATCAGTTACCTTTTTAGGTACATCATTAATAAAACAAACTACTTCATGCCCCTGAAGAGTTGGTTCAAGCTCTCCTTGTTTTTTTACCCATTTTTCTTTGTATATCTTTTTTAGAAGGAAATCTTCACCATCTACAGAAAGAGTACCTTCCACAGTATGTTCAATCTTATTAAGATTGGTTCCATCTGAATTAAGTGTTTTAATCTCGAAGTCTTTACGATCATGTGAGTCCTTACCAAACATTAACCAGGTGAATGCATCAAAAATGGTTGTCTTTCCTGAACCGTTAGGACCGCAAATATCAGTCACTTGATTTGTGAAATTGATAACCTTTTTTGTAACTCCTTTGAAATGGTAAAGGCTTAGCTGTTTTAAGAATATGTTTTTCATTTTGTGAAGGGAATTTTATTAATTTTCGAATACGTGCTTATTAATTTCATAGAGATTCTTTGCTTTCTCTTTATGGATCATTAGTTTTCTACCGGCTTTAGTAATAGCCCTATCCAGAAGCCCAGTATTTTTAATTTCTTGAGCCCTTGTTTTGCCACAACCTAATGTTCTAGCTAATCCATCAATTCCATAATCAAATTTGTCCCAAGAAGGCTCTTCTGGTTCTTCTTCTTTTTGGATCTCTTGTTCTCGTTGCCCTATAATGTTTTTGCTTGAGAAGAAAAGACTGAAAAAATCATTCACTGTAACTTCTCCAAAGGGTTTTTCTAATATATCTGCGTACATTTTTAATATAATTTATTGTTGAACCAATATTTGTAAGTCTGGGTATGATTCTCAATAAATAGAATCTCAATACCGAATAAAATGGCCAGTAGTCTCATATCTTTTCCTTTTCTTGAAAAAAATGATATACCCGCTTATGATTTACTCTTGCGAGCAATGTGAATCCCATTATTGCAATGGTCCAAATTAACAGTCTTAAATCTGAAGTTTCTGATATAGCTAAGACCCAAATGATCTCTAAAACCAGAATGGCGTTTAGTATTTTCTTTAGTTTCATATTATGCTGTGATTTTTATTTCTACTCTTGCCATCCTATCTGCTCTTAAGCGTCTCCGACAAATCATTTCTTTTTCTGATAAGATCCCGAAACAAAGAATAAGGACTGGTACTAATTTGAAGTAAGGAATTTGCTCCTTCTTAACTCCAAGCTTTTTCATAAACCACCAGATAACAAGCTCTGCTTTAGTGTTAATCTGGAGTTTTTCATAAATTCGGTAAGAATGTGCCGAAAGGGTTCCCTCTGAAATGCAAAGCTTATCAGCTGCTGCAGAACGGTCCATTGTAAAAGCTAAAATTTCAGCAACTTCAGCTTCTCTTTTTGATAATTTGGCTTCTAGGTTCATGATTAGGCTATTATTTTAAAGTCCTTCAAAGGACTACTCAGATTATCATGAATCTTTTTTACTTCAATCCAGTCATAGTATTTTTTTCTTTTTTCTGTAGCAACTGGTTCAAGTTTGGACAAATAGTTTCTATGTACAGTCATTATACTTATACCAAACGTTTCAGCAATTCCTTGAATAGAAATTATCTCTTTCTTAGATTTTTCCATTTTTAATAATTTTATATTACTGTTATAAATGAGTTATTTTATAACTTTGAAATCAGAAATAAAATAACAACCGCTATAATTATATAGCAAATATATAACAATAAAATAACATCGCAATAATATTGCTATATTATTTTTATAAATTATCTGCAAATGACTGTCAGAGAGAGACTTAAATTTTACCTTAAGGAAAGAAATTATAAACAAAAAGAGTTTTCAAACTCTTTAGGTTTATCCGATGGCTATGTTAATGCTATAAGAAATTCAATAAGTGATGATATTATTGAAAAAATAAAAGAAAATTACCCAGAGCTAAATATAAACTGGTTGCTAAGAGGTGATGGAGAAATGATTTCCATGGAAGGAAAACAAATTGATTCCAATTATAAAGCCCCTTCAAGAAGAAAAGATGACACTGTTACCCAGGTTGACAGTGATGAGTATATGGAAGTTGAATATAGAGATTTATCCGTTGCTGCAGGTCCATTGAATAGAACTGGATCCGGATATAAAAAGAAGACCTTGCTTGTCCCAAAGGAATATGATAATGGCGAATACCTTGTTGTAAGAGTAGATGGGCCATCTATGTATGATGGAACAGAATATTCAATTCCGGATGGAGCAAACATACTTATTAAAAGGTATTATTTAAATAATGGGGATAAGCTTCCAATAAGAGGAAATTTATTTGTTGTTGACGCTAAGGATGGTCAAGCGCTTAAGCAGATAGTAGAACACAATACTGATTTAGGCTATGTCCGTTGTCATTCTTACAATCCTGATTTTGAAGATTACAATGTTCCATTAGAAGATATTATTGGGTTCTATATATTCCGTAAAATTGTAGGATTCAGACCTCCAGTAAGAGATTTGAAATAATGGAAGACAAGACCTACCACTTTATTATTTCAGATTTGGAAAATAATCTTCAGTATATTTCTGATGAAATTTGGAAGAAAATGTTAAAGGCAAGGTTTATAGGTAGCAAAAGCATAGAACTTACTCATGATGAACATACTTCAATTTTTAAAAACATTGAAGATGAAAAACAAAAGAAAATTAATGAACAATTTATTATAGATACATACAATATAGCAAAATCACTTGAAAACATTGACAATTATAAATCAATAGAATTATATATGTCAATTCAAGGGATGAACCATTATAGAGATGTACTTGATAGATTAATAATACTTTATAGAAAAACGAAACAAAAGGAAAAGGAAATACAAATGATCAATTGGTTAATTGAGGAAGAGCAAAATCGACAATATAATAGAATGAGATTTTCCCAATTAACTGATCCTGAAAATGCAGATTTTATTCAGAATTGCTATAATAATAAAGAATCATTTGTAAACATATACGGCTTTACAATAAACTTTTTCAAAAAAATTGATAGGCTAACTGAAAGATTAAGAAAACTAAAAGAATCAAAATAATATGAAAAAAATAATTACACTTTTAGCATTTAGTATTGGAATATTAAGTTTTGCTCAAGAATTTAAAGAAGTTGGAGATGACTATACATTTACACAAATTATTGATATTCCAGGTAAAAATAAAATGGACATTTACAAAGGAATTAAATTGTTCTTAAATGATTCTTCAAAAAGAGCAAAAAACTTTATTGATACTGATGACTCCAATATTGGGATAATCAGTTACAATGAAAAAACACCTTATTTTCCTATTAGTGAGTTTTTCAGTATTTCAGGATCATATAAAGTAACAATTGATATTAAAGATAATAAATATAGATATTCTGTTAATAATTTTAAAATCCTTCAAAATACCATGGGAAGTGACATTTCTCTTACATACCCTTCTTTTATAGCAATTAAAAATTCTGAGAATAAAAAATTAGAATTAGAACAAAAACTAAGCAAAGAAACAAAGCCTAAAAAACAACAGTCGATAAAAGACGAATTATCAAAAATAGACGTTGAAAAAAGAATGAGTGAAATGGCTTTAAATAAAATAAAAGATATTATAAAAGACAATACTTCTCAATACACTAATTCAATTAATAACTCATCCTCAGACTGGTAAAAGAAAAAAAACATGAAAGCACCTACTAAAGAGATAAATGATAGATTTTTTCAGGCAATAGAGTTTCTTATTTTCACTAAAAAAATATCTGGATTAGGCCCTTTTTGTGAAGAATATGGGCTTAATAGAGTTAGGTACATTAATATGAGGAGTGGATATAAACCTGAAAATTGGAATGCATATAAGCGTTTAGATATTGAAGCTTTTTATGTTTTAGCTAAATATTTTAATATTTCTTTAGAATGGCTATTATTTGGGATTGGTAATATGATTAAAAATATATCAAAAAAAATTAAAGAAGCAGAAGAAGATGCTGAAATACAAAATTAACTTCTATCTACATAATGAAAGTCTTTCAAGACCCGGTTATTATTCTATCCGGGTTTTTGTTTCTTATGCAGGAAAGCGCCCTCCCCTACATACAGGCATTTATGTAAATGAAGAACATTGGAACAAAGAGACACAAAGGAGTATTCAAAAATTTTCAATTGAAAATAGTGAACTAAACGAAGTAGAGAGCATAATTGATAATATATTTAAAGATTACGACTACCATGAGCAGAGATTTCCCAATCCAGCGGAACTAAGAGATACATTTAATAATCGATATAAAAGAAAATTACCCATTGAAGTTGTTAAGGAAGTTAATCTCGTCCAAAAATATTATGAAAAGTTTATAGAAGAAGTAAGCATAAAGGATCAATGGTCTGAAGGAACTGTTAGGAAACATAATAAAATAAGAAATCATTTTAAAATGTTCAATCCAGACCTCGATTTACTGACATTATCCGAAGAGGATCTACTAGGAATAATTCGCTACTTTCAAACAAAGCCTAAAATAGTTACTAAAAAAGGAGAAATAAAAATACAAGAGCCTCATAAAAACACTACAGTAAATAAAAACATTAAAGACTTCAAAGCATTTCTTAGATGGGCTAAAAAGAAAAAGTATTACCCAGGAGATTTGCATGAAACTTTCTCTCCTAAATTCAAAGGAATTGACTCGGATCTGAATGATGTTATTTATTTTTCTATTGATAAACTACTAAAGTTTTATAATTATAGATTTAATGAAGATCAAAAAAATCTTGAACATGTACGAGATGTGATTGCATTTTGTTGCTTCTCATCATTGAGATTTTCAGATGTAGAAAAATTAAAAAAAACAGATATAAAAGAAGAATCATTTAAAACTGTTACCGCAAAAACCATAAATAGACTAAATATTAATCTTAATGATTATTCAAAAGCTTTATTGGAGAAATATAAAGACCAGCAGACCCCAAAAGGTCTTGCTCTCCCTGTTACTTCAATGCAAAATACAAATGATCTATTAAAAACAATAGGGCAACTATTAGAATTTAATGAGCTTATAACAACAACATATTACATTGGAAATAAAAGACATGAAGAGATTAATCCATTTTGGTCTCACATGTCAACACACATAGGCAGAAGAACCTTTGTTGTTGTATCAATTTATTTAGGAATTCCGGAAACTGTTATTATGAAATTTACTGGTCATAAAGATTATGAAACAATGAAACCTTATATAGCAGTTATTGACGAACAAAAGTCAAGAGAAATGTCCAAATTCAATTTCATAAACAAGGAATACTTTGAATAA